CAGGGCGATTAACATCGCCTTTTGCTGCTTCATAGCCTGCTTCTCCTTGCCTTTCGGCACGTAAGAGGCTAACCTAGATTTGCCGTTCATAGATTGAGCCTCAGATTAATGTTAAGCGTCTTGCAGGACGCGTAATGTTAACTGGGGCTTTTCTCTATCTGCCGTTGGTGTTCATGCCTGAGACAGATAGCCTCAAGCACCCGCAGCCATTCTACTTAACTCCCGTCACCTCGCCAATATGAAATCAGTCAGAAAGGCGATCCATAAGAACAACAGCAAGGCAATAAATTGCCATTACAGCAGCAATAGCCAGCGCACATTTGAGAACCAGCACCACAACCTCCTGTATTGGACGTACACCAGTCCTGATAAATATGAGGCTGTCTCGTCAGTGATTCAATACAACTATTGGGTATAGTTTCTGTGATTTTGTTCTGTAGAAATGGAACACAACAACCAGTCACCACCAGCACTTCTTTAAATACGCCAAGTCCGACGCAAGCTAACCTTCTAGGCCGCTTTGAGCGAAGAGCGGACGCTCGCATCTGTCCCAACACACTGAGGGCTTCACGAACACCTAGGTGTACTCGTCAACTGGGAAAAAGTCAGATTATCTGCGTAAGTTTCAGCGTAAAAATTGGGCACTATAAAAGTGCCCAAACTGTAGAAAAATACATAATGCTATGTATCTGAGCCAAACATAGAGCGCCGCCTTGTTATTTTATAATAAGTGGGATTTTCATTATCCACCTCAAAATCAGAGAAGAAGTGGTTATCTCTTAATGCTGTTAATAAACTTTGATTAGTTGAATCAACTTCAATTTTAGGTTTGCCTCGCCCCAAAATTTTACTGAACTCCGATAAACCAAGCAGATCAAGATACTCTTTGCAAGTCGTCTTACTCAAATCCTTACCCGGCAACAAAGCGATTAGCAGTGCTATTTTATTCTGCATATTCAGTCCCTCTGCGACAAACAGGTTTTTTAGTAACGGTTCAGAAACATCATTAGGACTTGCTATCAATGCTGATATATCCTGTATTGCTCGACTCAAGATGAGCGACTGAGTAGAGGTTCCCCAAGTTTTATAAGATGACGTCAAGATTAGAAGTTCATCTGGTTTAAAATTATTTTCTAAAATATAGTCATTAACGACCTGAGAGTAATTCTTACTATAAATAGCCAACGGAGTTTTAACAAACTCGAGTAGCTTAACTTTCAAATCATCATCAACTTTCCAAGAAAGTATTGATATAGCCTCATCCAAAATAAAGTTATCAATCGTCATTAATTCAACGTATGCCCTGATATTCTTATGAATATAATAGGAAATTTGCTCTGAATAGTTATCTCGTATGAAATTAAGTGGCGCAACATTCATACGAATAATATTTTTATCCACTAATATTTTGAACTTATCACTCGCGATATTACTAGCGCTAAAGGATGTTTTACAAATAATATTTAGTGAGCAAATTAATTTTTCATATTTATCATTTGATAAATCATTACAGATAACAATCGATTTAAATAATTTACCTTTAAGCTCGTTATCAATATTAATATTTTGAAAATTCAGGTCTACATCAGTTCTATTGATAAATTCGATAAGTGAGTCATCCAGTCCATCAACATGTTCAAAATAAGAGACAATATTTTCCTCAGAGCACACTGCTCTATCTTTATCCAACAAAGATGACCATAAAGATTCGCTCTCAACCTCACTCAGAGATGTCACGAAAGTTTGCAAAGCGTTTATATACTGGCCTTTTTGTTCATCAGATATTCCCTCATTATTAAGAACGGATAAAACAATGGATTCATCATCCACGATTGAACCATCACAACTAGATAAAACCATATCCAGATAGTCCCTAATATGGTTATTAACATAACTAGCCAAGGGAGAATCAGGTTGTGACATCACTAGTGTATAGTTCTTATGGCGAATATCATCTTCACTATTAAGCGTGTAAACCTTACTCAGCATTAAGGTCAGGTTGGAAAAATTAATATCATAAAGTGAATGCTGGTAAACCGCATCAAAGAGTACTTTATTTGCGTTTTCAAATTTAATACTGACAAAAGAGACGTTAAGCAACTTAAAACCACTAATTAATTTGTCAACCTTCGGTTCTGATATTGCTAAATAACCTGCCGAATCAGAGATGTAATCAGTCAGACAATCATCAATATTAATGGCCTCGATGGCGTCATTGGCAGAATAATAAAACGTGCCTATAGAGTAGAGTTTAACCCAATCAGCAGAAAATTCACTCTCTGTCAGCGCATAAGAAAAAAACTCAGGCCACTGTGTATTTAATCGATTAATGAAGACAGGCTGAGCCCTCTCAGTTTCAAAGTAACCACGAATAAACTCAACTCTTCTATCTTTTCTTAGTTGTTTGAATAAACGTTTTATTAAGTTTACCTGGGCTGGCGTTTGAAGCAGATAAGCTAATAAATCAAAATTAAGCGCCTCTTCCTGTTCAAAATCCACTTCTCGAAGGCGGGCAACGACCAGCTTGGGGTTCTTGAGTTGATAAGTGAACTCTTTGCCTTTTTGATCGGTAATGCTGCGTAAAAACATCTTATCAATTCGACTCAGGCTATTTTCATAAAAATAGGTCATATAGTCGGTATAGGTTTCATCAATATAACCATCACGAATAAGGTATTTAAGCAAGTCAAAATACTCACTGCTTTTTATTTCATTAAAGTCTCTTTCCTCTCCAATTTCATTGGTATAGGTGAGTTTAAATATTTCATCAATGTTTTCTCTAGTTATTACTTCTTTAAGTCTTTTGTTTCTAGAATCAACCAAACTTTCTCTTGATCTTGATATAAGCTCATTAATTTCTTCTATTTTACCATTAAATTTATTTTCAACACTTTCTTTTCTAGCCGCCCTTCTCTTTGCTATATCAGCTTTCTCAGCCTGATTATAGTGAGGATGATTATTATATCTAGATAATTCCTTATCGTATATAGCATCAACCTCCTGACTAGAGTTGAGTATTTCATCATTGATTGCCTCAATCTCTTTTTTTCTATCTCTAATATCTTTTTCTATTTTCTTTATTTCTTCAATAATAAGGTTGTCTTTTTCACTAAATATGGTATAAACCATACCTTGATTAAGTTGCAACTCACTAAAATCTCTTGGGAAAATATTCTTATAGGCAATAATGGCCAACATTTTATTACAGTCAAGTTCTGTCGTGTTTAATTTGTTATAATAAATTTGAAATTCGTTATAAATATTCTTCAATATTCTCATATCATCAATATATAAAGACATCCCTTGTAGAAATCTTTCATTGAACAACTTGAGAATACCACCACCATCAAAATGTGTGATAAACTGATCGTAAGAGTTAGAACTATCAACAACAGGAATAACTGGAATGATATAATCAAAGAATTTGGTTCTATCCTTCGAAATGAAGATATCATCACGAAGCAAGTAAATAAAACGTAACGTCGATTTCTTGTGCCCTGCTGTGTCCCGTTGAATATTAACCAGTCTGTTAACCTCATGAAGACGTTCAAAGATGTTATTACTATTAAAACGGTCCATGTCTTCAAAAACAATGGCATCAGCATCAACGTTCTCGAAAAGGTACAATACTTCATTTAAATATCTATCGAAATAAGACTCGTTACTTTCTTCAAAAATCTCTATTTCATTACCCTGTAAATTTATTTTCTTAAGAACATTACGATTCTTTTGGGTTTTTATTAACTTGTAAATGAAAATACAAGATAGGATAGTACATATAAACCCACTAATTAAAAGCGTATCGTATTTAGTTGATAATGTAAGTAGTGTCTTTATATTACCTTCAGATAAAAGTGAAACAAACTTTTCCCACTTATTAAATAGCGTGATATGTAGTATCATAGCGATAAATAACACCGTAAAGATGGTGTTTATCACAATGTTGTTAGTTTTTATTTTTTTCTTTACTTTAAAATGTGTCTGGGGAATATCATCAGCATTAATTTGGTGAATTAACTGGTTAAGAACTTTACCTTCTAACGCGGTTTCATTTATATCTTTACTTGGTTCATTAGTTTCAGCTTCCTCAATCGATCTGAAATGAGCAAGTGAGATATGAACAAACTTTATATTTGAATGACTTTTCTTATAGGATTCGATAAGACTACTTTTTCCTGCGCTATATTGCCCTGATATCGCAACATTTTTTAGATCGTTATTGGCAAAAACAAAATCTATCGCATTTTTATATACACCCAGCTCAACATCGCTGAACGGCGTTAACTTTTGAAATTTATAGCTATCATCACTCATTGATATCCCTTCCCAATCTTCACCGAGAGAGCTGGCTTTCGGAGTTAATCAAACAAAATCATGCAGATAAAATTTCGCCTTATTATAGCAGACACAACTGCAAAGATTAGCTAAAGCCTCGTTGTTTTCTTCATCTATCCCTATAATTTTACACTACAGTTAGCACTTACTATACCTGAAAGCTTTGCTCGTAAAGAGCACAATCGCAAGTCAGCAAAGCACGACTTTGCAATCGAGCGCCGCTAAAACAGTGCTGAATCGCTACGACTTAGGCAGCCATCTTATCGGTTGGCAGATAATTTCTAACTTCCGCTTCTGGCACAAAGCGGACAACCACGATAGCTCTATCCTGTGCCACAAAATGTCAATTCACATCTTAACTAATGCATTTTAATCTCGTCACTTTAATAAATACCGAACATTCCCCTGATAAAACGACAATATGCGCTGCATAACTTCGCTTTTACGACACTCAGTACAAATTATATTATGATGCCTGTCGTAACGACGTATTTCTCCATCAGGTAATGACCAGATAAGGTCCGGATCAACCGCAGATGGTTTCTTCAGCTTTGCCCTTGAGAGCTTTTTACGGGCATTTTGCCAGTCCTTACGCGCCTGTTCAGACGGGAATAACCCGTAACCAGAATTGTATACATCACCGCTGGCAACCAGCTCTCTCGCGAGAACGCTCATCAGATATCTTGTCGCACCTGTCTTGACTTCCAGTTGTCGTAACGTCTCACGCCCACTCTGGCGTACGAGTTCAACAACCTGCCCTTTAATTTTTTCTCGCTCTTCTTGTGTAAATACTTTTGCCACAAGTCCTCCTGAAAATTACCTCATGACCTGAAATAAACACTTACCCCCTGAAGCCCGGCGGAATTTCGGTATCCGGTTCAGAAATATGATTCACACAACGCTGGTTGTTCGTGCCGTTTACCGGGAGCAACCAGGGGTTTTCAAAATTCCGGTCCGGTCCAAAAAACGTCGTCGCTCGCTGAACAAATTCCGTTCCCGTTTTCCCGGTAACCGCTAGGTATCTTGCGTAACGCCTCACGCCATCCAGCATGGCCTCTGGTGGCACCCCCTCGCGTAATCTGGCCTTCCAGGCACTGAAAGCGGATTTCTTCGGGTTTGCCCCGGCACGCAACGGGTACTCCCGCCAGATCTGTTCGAACACATCCGGATAATCCACTCGTCCCACAGACTGCCCGGTGTTTTCCGGGACTACCCGATCGGCTTCCCGCTGAATGGCGGAATCGGCTTCGGGCTGCCGCAGTTGATGTGATTGCTCCGGCCTTGCGGTCATCACCTGCTGCACAGCGCCCGAATCGGCTTTCAGCGCATACGCTGAATCGGCTTCCGGTGTCGTGCCTGCTGGCTGACCAGGATTGACGGTCTGAACATCCCCTGCCTGGTTCGTGGCGTTTTTTACGCCATGGACCATAGTGTTTTGATCTTCTTGATCTGTATCTTTATCTGTATCTTTATCTGTCGTGACTCGTCGTGACATGTGCGTGACATTTCGTGACGCGCCGTGACAATCGCCATTTTGTTCCCGCTTTCTTTCCCTCTCTCGCTGCGCCCTCTTGCGCTCTGCAGGAGATTTTGCGGTTTGCGAAATATTGCCGTTGTCCTCTTTAAGCACCTGGCGTTTTTCCCATCCAGTGATTAAATCACCATCAAGTACCCGCCCCTGCATCGTCTGCAAAATTGAATCAATTACCTCTTCTGTCACGTCGAGCGCACTTGCCAAATCTTCTGTCGTGACATCAATGTGACCTCGCGTGACATTTCGTGACGCACTCACCAGGAGGTGGATATACACTGCCATCACTGTTGCAATTGGCTGCCCTGACACCCTGGCAATTGTTCGCCACTTAGGGTCATTTGGCATGTCATGCCATAATCTGAGCCAGGCGTTAGCCATACTCACCTCTTCTGATACCGAATCTTTTTACTCACGAGTTGCCGGAAGCGATTCGATATGGCTATTGTCAGTCAATGTACTGCCACAGCATTTCCTGCCGGGCCACCACGGTTCATCTGATTGAAACCGGCGATTGCCACTGCGACAAAATCATCAGCGTCTCTCACCAGCCGCTCCCGCGTCTCCACCAGCTCCCGAAAATAAGCTGAACTGTGGCTGCGCATTCTGGCCACCAGCAAAGGTGGCATTGCCTTTTCGATCGCTGGTAACAACGCCTGAATTTTTTCAACTGCATCAGGGGTGTCTTTCTCTATCCAGCGGAAAATTTTCTGGGTATTGCGAGCCAGGGCGTCCGGATGGCTGTCGTCGTACAGTTCAGGAAACGTCATACCCAACTCAAAATAAGCCTGGGTTATTCCAGCTGCCGGAACTTTTTCGCCATCAGGACGTGCCCAGGCATTCATCGCCATGCGGATGTGTTCATGCTTGATTTTCATGAATCCCCCCTTGGTTAGAAGGCGGATTATGATCAGAACCGGGAATGACAACCGTCGGTATGTGTAACTCATATTTGAGCGCCCCGGCAGTGACTGCCTGAATTAGCAACGCCCATTTCCACGGAACGTCTTCCCCCCACATGCTGACTGTGGTTTTTGACGTTCCTAGAGCGGCGGCTGTTTTAACAACTCCGCCAAAATAGCCTAATACTTCTGATTTTTTCATGATTCGCTCCATAAAACTGAACGCCAAAAGTTTAATAATCAAAACCAAAGAAAGTCAAGAAACAAAACCATCTGTGTTTTAAAATCAAAACATGAACAAGCAAACAATATCTGAACGCATAACCCAACGTATGCATGCGCTAAACTTGAAAGGCAAAGACCTTGTCAATGCCACTGGCGCATCAAAAGGCTCCGTAAGTCAATGGATGAACGGTGGAGGAGCGCCGTCCTCGCGTTACATAAGCTCACTGGCAAAGATATTGAAAGTAAACGAAAATTGGCTTCTTAATGGAGGAGAGTTAAATACAGGTGATTCGCTTGATCTATCTTTACCGCCGATAAAAACGGTTCCGCTACTATCACTTCAGCAGGCAGCAAGCTGGAGTGATTATATGAAAAATTCCTCAATAACCTCTTGTGTGCAGCTTGTCGGAGAAATCCCGGCCAATACCTTTGCTGTTGTTCTAGAGAGTGACAGTATGTCGACATCTGGTGGTGGAGTTTCCATCCCAAATGGTTCAACAGTTTTTGTTGATCCCGATCGAATCGTACAACCAGGAAATATTGTCCTTGCCTTACCCAAAGGGACCACAACGCCTGTCATTCGCAAACTGGAGATAGAAGGGCCGGATATTCTTTTAGTCCCCACGAATCCTCGCTACCCTTCAATTATGCTGGATGATCTATCTTGCATATTGGGAGTATGCTTTAAAATTCAACAAGATATTTAACCAACCTCATCTATTTGATTAACTGTATGCCATCGTAGTGATGGCGTAACAGCTGCCTGCTTAAAATGTTTTGATAAAAAAACATTGACCTTAAATGTTCATTTTTCTAAACTTCATTCATTCCCTCACCCCGCCCCACAGAATGCAGGGCAATACTTCGAGTTACCAGGCAGTGGTCAGGGGTTAAGTAGCCAGCCCGAGGCGTAAGAACATGACGGCAGGGTTCAACTTTAATAACTATGCAGCAGGTTTTTGTTCCGCTACCCCGGCGTTAAGGGGAAACAGAGGATTTCTCAGTGGGCGAAGTCAAACATCAGAATGGAAGGCGTCCAGGGATCAGCAAAGAAACAGCGATGGCGCTTTATATTGATATCAGCGCCATTGCCGGACAGGTAAGAATTATCAGAGCGGTAACTAAGCGGTATGCGCCTTTACTTCAGAAAGTCTCTGGTGAGTGCACCGAAGATATTGTCAACGATTTCGTCATCAAACTGCGAGGACTCATCTTCAGTTACAAGGTGACCACAATTTTTGCAGATGGCTCCCGCGAAACTGTCAGAGCCCTGCGGTTTAAAGGATGTGTCAAAGACTTCGCCACCACATTCTGGGCAAGAAAACTTGATTGTATTCATAACCAATTTCCTCTCGAGTAACAGACCCCTCAGAGGATACCACCTCGCCTGACGTGGTTAAAAGCAGGCAACGCTAACCACAAGGAGCCGACATGCAGAAACGAGAACCCGTCATCATCGCGCCAGACTATACCGATGATGAACTTTATGAGTGGATGCGCCAGAAAATTAATGCAGCGCAGGATTTGAAATGGGCCAATGAAGCCAGGGCTAAGCAGGCTGAAAATCTGTCCGCTCTGGAGCAGGATATCACCAATCTGGAAAAAGCAGCGGCATTAAGCATTGCCAGAATGATTACATACCCGCGTTAGTAGCTAATCAACAAAGCTAAGGTTAGTAATTAAGGAGTTCTCCACGGGTGAGGTGGAGTGCGTGCGCCGGACACGGGTGAGCATCCGGCATTGACAGTTTACTGAAAGGATATTTCCCTGAAAAGTCAGACCATAACGCGAAAGCGCACGGCGAGGTAGCTGGTTCATAGATAGCCTGTCGTTAAATTTTCGTCGACCGTGCGCTTCCGGTTGTGGCACTCCGCGAAATGGCGCGGCGGTAAGTATGGCGGGGTTATTCCTTCCCCGTTGAGGACACCGGGTTGTCAGGTTGACCATACGCTTAAGTGACAACCCCGCTGCAACGCCCTCTGTTATCAATTTTCTGGTGACGTTTGGCGGTATCAGTTTTACTCCGTGACTGCTCTGCCGCCCTTTTTAAAGTGAATTTTGTGATGCGGTGAATGCGGCTAAGCGCACGCGGAACAGTTAAAACCAAAAACAGTGTTATGGGTGGATTCTCTGTATCCGGCGTTAATTGTTAACTGGTTAACGTCACCTGGAGGCACCAGGCACCGCATCACAAAATTCATTGTTGAGGACGCGATAATGGAAACGTTATTACCAAACGTTAATACGTCTGAAGGTTGTTTTGAAATTGGTGTCACTATCAGTAACCCTGTATTTACTGAAGATGCCATTAACAAGAGAAAACACGAACGGGAGTTATTAAATAAAATATGCATTGTTTCAATGCTGGCCCGTTTACGCCTGATGCAAAAAGGACGCTGGCAATGAAGACTGCTGTTGCCCTCACTCTGACTGTTTTTCTTAATACTGGCGAACCTGTTGATGTGGTTACTGGTATATATGGTTCAATGAAAGAATGTATGGCTGCCGCAGCAGAACAGAAAATTCCTGGTAACTGTGATCCGGTCGAGAAAGTTATTCGCATGGATAATAACGAAATCCCGGCAGGATTAAAAACAGCGCCGTAATTAATATCCAGTTTCATTTTTATATGCCAGCAATGGCAGGGATTTGTTCACCCTTAAATCTGTAATGAGGTAAAACAAAATGAGTAAAGTCTTTATTTGCGCCGCCATTCCGGACGAACAGGCAATAAAGGAAGAAGGTGCAGTTGCTGTAGCCACTGCCATTGAAGCCGGTGACGAACGCCGCGCCCGTGCCAAATTTACCTGGCAATTCCTGGAGCAATATCCGGCTGCTCAGGACTGCGCTTATAAATTTCTTGTTTGCGAGGATAAACCCGGCATGCCCCGCCCTGCTATCGACTCCTGGGATACCGAATATATGCAGGAAAACCGCTGGAATGAGGAAGGCGCTTCCTTTGTCCCGGTCGAAGCAGAATCCGATCCGATGAACGTCAATTTTGACAAGCTGTCCCTTGAAGTACAGAACGCGGTCCTGGTTAAGTTCGGTACATGTGAAAACATCACCGTTGATATGGTGATTAGTGCACAGGAATTGTTGCAGGAGGACATGGCAACATTCGACGGGCATATCGTTGAGGCATTGATGAAAATGCCTGAAGTTAACGTCATGTATTCAGAACTAAAGCTGCTCGCCATCGGGTGGGTTAAACATAAATGTAAGCCGGGTGCAAAATGGCCTGAGATCCAGACAGAATTAAGCACCTGGAAAAAACGTCGCGAAGCCGAACGCAAAGAAACCGGGAAATACACGTCTGTTGTTGATCTCGCCTACGCCAGAGTCAACCGGCAGAACACTGAAAACTCAACAGGAAAAATCCACCCTGTCACTGCCGCCATTCGTCGCGAATACAAGCAGACATGGAAAACACTGGATGATGAACTGGCCTACGCTCTGTGGCCTGGTGACATTGATGCCGGAAACATTGACGGCAGCATCCATCGCTGGGCAAAAAATGAAGTTATCGACAACGACCGCGAAGACTGGAAGCGTATCTCGGCATCAATGCGCAAACAGCCTGATGCCCTTCGCTACGACCGCCAGACTATTTTTGGCCTTGTCCGTGAACGTCCGATCGACATTCACAAAGACCCTGTGGCACTGAACAAATACATTACTGAATACCTGACTACAAAGGGCGTGTTTGAAGATGAAGGAACAAATCAGAGCGCAACTGATACTCTCTCGTCGCCAGTACCAGAAACTGATGCAGTGGAAACGGCAATTCCGGACAACGAAAAAACCGAATGCAAAGTGGAAGTCGAACCATCTGTAGAGCGTGAGGGGCCGTTCTACTTCCTCTTCACAGATAAGGATGGCGAAAAATATGGTCGTGCAAACAAACTTTCTGGTCTGAATAAGGCGCTGACTGCAGGGGCTACTGAAATCACGAAAGAAGAATATTTTGCCCGCAAAAACGGTACATACTCAGGTTCACAACAAAATACTGGTGCATCTGACACGACCGCACAACCAGAGCCGGTAAAAGTTACCGCTGAAGAAGTAAACAAAATTATGCAGGCAGCCAATATCAGCCAGCCTGACGCCGATAAGTTGCTTGCTGCCTCTCGCGGAGAATTTGTTGCAGGGATTAGCGACCCGAATGATCCGAAATGGGTGAAAGGGATTGAAACCCGCGATTCTGTGAACCAGAACCAGCAAGAAACGGAACAGAACGACCAGAAAGCGGAACAAAACAGCCCAAATACGCAACAAAACGAGCCAGAAACGAAACAACCTGAACCAGTAGTGCAACAGGAACCGGAAAAGATCTGCACCGCCTGCGGTCAGAGCGGTGGCGGCAACTGCCCTGAATGTGGTGCGGTGATGGGCGACGCAACATACCAGGAAACATTCGATGACAAGAACCAGGTTGAAGTTCAGGAAGACGATTCGGAGAAAATGGAAGGCGCTGAACATCCACACAAGGAGAATGCTGGCAGCGCTCAGGACCACGCCAGCGATAGTGAAACTGGCGAGACGGCAGATCCCTTAATTAAGGTGAACGGTCATCACGTTATCACATCCACCAGCAGGACATGTGACCATCTAATGATCGACCTTGAAACCATGGGAAAAAATCCTGATGCCCCGATTATCTCAATAGGCGCAATATTTTTCGATCCACAAACCGGAGATATGGGACCGGAATTTAGCAAGACCATCGATCTGAATACTGCTGGCGGAGTCATTGATCGTGACGTCATTAAATGGTGGCTGAAGCAATCACGCGAAGCGCAATCTGCCATTATGACCGATGAAATCCCGTTAGATGATGCACTGTTACAATTGCGGGAATTTATCGACGAAAACTCCGGTGAATTTTTTGTTAGGGTCTGGGGAAATGGAGCCAACTTCGATAACACGATTTTGCGCCGTTCATACGAACGGCAGGGGATCCCATGCCCGTGGCGTTACTACAACGATCGCGATGTACGCACAATCGTTGAGCTGGGGAAAGCCATAGACTTCGATGCCAGAACGGCTATTCCATTCGAAGGTGAGCGCCATAATGCACTTGATGACGCCCGTTACCAGGCAAAATACGTTTCAGCTATCTGGCAAAAACTGATCCCGAGTCAGGCTGATTTTTAATGTTCAACCGTCGCCGGTTGTGACTGGTATTCTGCAACCGGCGCTCATCTGAAGTAAGAGATAAAAGCGATGAGCGAAGTAATCATGATTGTCTCTCCCGGTAAATGGGTATCCGAAGAACAGCTAATTGCACTGAAAGGAATAAAAAAAGGCACGTTAAAAAAGGCCCGGGAAAAATCGTTTATGGAAGGAAGGGAATATAAGCATGTCGCCCATGACGGTATGCCATGGGATAACAGCCCATGCTTTTACAACCTGGAAGAAATAGATCGCTGGATTGAACGCCAGGCATCAGCAAGACCAAGGCGTCATCTTACTTGACTAAAAACAATACTAAACAATGAGAGAAACTGAAATGAAATATCCGACAGGCGTGGAAAACCATGGAGGGAAATTACGTATCTGGTTTGTTTATAAAGGCGTAAGAGTCAGGGAAAATCTTGGGGTTCCTGACACAGCAAAAAACAGGCGCATTGCAGGTGAGCTGCGCGCCTCTGTTTGTTACGCAATAAAAACCGGCGTTTTCGACTATGCAAAACAGTTTCCCTCCTCACACAATCTGGAAAAATTTGGTGAGGCCCGACAAGATTTAACCATAAAAGAACTGGCTGAAAAATTTCTGGCACTGAAAGAAACGGAAGTCGCAAAAACGTCACTCAACACGTACCGTGCCGTCATCAAAAATATTCTGAGCATAATCGGTGAAAAAAATCTTGCATCGTCGATTAATAAAGAAAAATTGCTGGCGGTACGTAAAGAGTTACTTACTGGATACCAGATCCCCAAAAGTAATTATGTTGTTACGCAACCGGGGAGATCGGCTGTCACCGTAAATAATTACATGACAAATCTTTACGCCGTGTTCCAGTTTGGTGTTGATAACGGTTACCTGGCAGATAATCCGTTTAAGGGGATCTCGCCATTAAAGGAATCAAGAACCATTCCTGATCCTCTTTCACGGGAGGAATTTATCTGTCTTATCGACGCCTGCAGAAATCAGCAGGCCAAAAATTTATGGTGTGTTTCTGTTTATACAGGCATTCGCCCAGGTGAACTGTGTGCGCTTGGGTGGGAGGACATAGATCTGAAAAATGGAACAATGATGATCAGGAGAAATTTAGCAAAAGATCGTTTTACGGTACCGAAAACACAGGCTGGTACCAATCGGGTAATTCACCTTATCAAGCCTGCGATCGACGCTCTCAGGAGTCAGATGACACTAACGAGGCTGAGCAAAGAACATATTATTGACGTTCACCTCAGAGAGTTCGGCAGAACAGAAAAACAAAAATGCACCTTTGTTTTTCAACCTGAAGTGTCAGCGAGAGTAAAAAATTATGGTGACCATTTTACCGTTGACTCAATAAGGCAGATGTGGGACGCAGCGATAAAGCGCGCTGGCCTCCGCCACCGCAAATCATATCAGTCGAGACATACTTATGCCTGCTGGTCGCTGACAGCCGGTGCCAACCCGGCATTCATAGCAAACCAGATGGGACATGCAGATGCGCAAATGGTGTTTCAGGTATACGGGAAATGGATGTCTGAAAACAATAATGCACAGGTAGCCCTGTTAAATACACAGCTAAGCGAGTTTGCCCCAACCATGCCCCAAAACGAGGTGGCGCAAAATTAATTTGTTAATTATCAAATAG